CAGATTTGTTATTGGCTGGAAGACACTACATCCGGCGTCGAATATGACGGCAAACGCTGGGTTTATAACAGCATTAACGCCTGGAATGAGCAGTTTCCATGGTGGACCGGCAAGACAATACAAAGAACGGTTTCTTCATTAAGAAAAATGGGTCTGATTTATGTTGAGCAGCTTAAAAAGAAGCAGCACGACCAGACTAATTATTACGCTATTAACTACGCAAGCCCTTTACTGACCGATAGGGACAATTTGTCCCTATCGAGAGAGACAAATTGTCCTGATCGAAAAGGTCAATCTGTCCCTATGGATAAGGTCAAGTTGTCCCAATCCATCAGGTCAATTTGTCCCACTCTTACAGAGATTACAACAGAGAATACTACAGAGATTACAACAACCCCTTCTTGTCAGGTTGCGGTGCAACCCGACCATGCCCCTGATGCAAATCAGGCTGCTTTTAGCGTGCTGGAGCATCTGAACCGCGCAGCAGGCATGCGTTTTCAGAAATCAAAGTCTTCACTGGCACCGATTCGCGGCCGCCTGGCTGAAGATTTCACTGCTGATGAACTGATCCTCACTGTGGATTACTCAATCGCGAAGTGGGGTGAAGACCCAAAAATGCGGGAGTACGTTCGACCGGAAACCATTTTCCGCCAAGGTAAGTTCCCTGGCTATCTGGGTTCCGCTCAGAAATGGGACAAGGCGGGCCGTCCGAAATGCGTCAACGGTAAGTGGCAGCGTGATGTTATGGCCATCTCATCAATGGACTATGAAATTCCTAACGGCTTTCGCGGCGCATAAGGGGATAGAGCGATGATTAACCTCGAATCAAAAATTCTTGAACTGATTACCCGCAATGGTCCGCTGAAGGTTCGAGAACTCTGCAAGCTCACTGGCCTGCATGAGACATCAGTGAAGCGCTTTATCAAACCGCTTTTCACCAGAGGGACTCTCAAGCGTGCCAGCGACTGGAGTTATTCGCTCAACACCGCTCCGGTGCCAGAAGAGAGCGAAAAGCATCGCCAGCTGGCGAAGCAGGCCAGCGAACTGGAGGCCAAAGGGTTCTGGCTGCGTGCAGCACAGGTCTGGCGTGAAGCGATGCTGGTGGCCCGGTTCGATGCATCCCGCAATGAAGCCAAAGAGAACTGCGACCGCTGTGCCGCAAGAGGCTCACTTAACTGTGGCAGCTATGGCGGGCTTGATACAGGCCGTATTGGCGAAAGCTTCCTGAGTGAGGATCGTCAATGAAAGCGCACCTGAAGAACCACTACCAACGCAATGAGATTTTCTACCAGGCCATCCGCACCGCAGCGGTGATGATTGCCGCCCTGATTATTGTCCTGACATGGGAGCTGACCACAGCATGAGCACATTAGCGCGCATTTACGACGACAAGAAAAATAGCGATACCGATATCACTACCCGCAAAACCTACCTGCTGGGCGTTGATGAGCTGTATGTTGAAACTAATTACAACATCCGTGATATCGATCAGACTCATGTCGAGGAGTTCCGCGACGCCTTTATCGCTGGTGAACACGTGCCTCCGCTGGCTGTTAAGGTCACCGAAAAAGGCATTAAGATCATCGATGGCCATCACCGCTATTACGGTGCGAAGCTGGCTCAGGAAGCGGGATATACGCTGCGCCTTGAGTGCAAAGACTTCGTGGGGAGTGAGGCGGACAGCGTGGCGTTCATGGTCACCAGTAGTCAGGGCCGCGCTCTGTTGCCGCTGGAACGTGCAGCCGCCTATCAGCGCCTCGTTAACCAGGGCTTAGAGCCAGCTGAGATTGCCGCCAAGGTGAAACGTTCGATCACTGATGTTGAGCAACACCTGCAGCTGCTGACCGTTGGCGAACCTCTGATTGAGATGGTGAAGTCCGGTGAAGTGGCCGCAACCACAGCAGTAGCCCTGCAGCGCGAACATGGTGTTAAAGCCTCATCCGTTGCGCAGGAGCAGATGCAGAAGGCGAAAGCGGCAGGGAAAAAGAAGCTGACTAAGACCGATGCTATGCCGCAGCTCAGTGCTGCCCAGGCACGCAAGCTTGCAGAACTGATTGCTAAACATTCTCAGACAGAGCAGAGCGATGAGGGCGCACGCATTACGATGACGTTTGAAACGGACCTGCAGGCGGCTGAGCTGATGGATATTATCCTTATCGCCAAAGAGCACTACGGTGTGACTCAATCAGTAAGCGAACAACCGGCTCCGGTTAAGGCAGAGAACGGCGATGGGGATGACCTGCCGCTTCTAAAACACGAAATCCTTGAGCAAAGCGGAGTAGAAGCTTGGGCGTGCGTTATTGCCGCGTTCAAAATGAAAGCTGAGTACACCTACAGCGAATCAAAGTACGCGCATACCTGGGCGGCGGACTCTGTTGAGAACCCTACCTGTGTGACAGTTCCGGCAGACACCATTGCTAAAGCGGTGCGCCTCATCAAAGAGCATCATGACGATCTTGAACTGAAACTGTGGCTTTCAGAGCAGCACGATGATTCAGAGCTGGCAAGTGAGCAGTTGCAGCGCTTCTCTGCGGTGTTATCAGAAATCCGCCAGGACAAGCCATGCACGGTTCAGGAGTTCATAGAGCTGGTGGAGCAGACTAACCGTGATTGCTGGTTAAACATACGTATGCTGCGTCAGGCAGTAAGGGAAAGGCAAGAATCATAAAAAGAAACTACGCAATTATCCTTTGAGTAAATGGCAGGATGTATCACATCAAATATATTGATTGATTAATAAGCCTCATGATATTAAGGGGCTTTTAATTCAAGGGGAACATTTATGAGTCGATTATCAAAATCGGTCACTTTCATATCTGAACTTTTAGCAGCAGCAGCTATAGTTGCGTCAGCTACAACCTTCGTACTTGATAAATTAGTATGGAGTAAGCAGGTTGATATTACAGCATCTTTAGTAAACAGTGGCCCAAAGAGTTTATCAATATTGATGTCTAATAACGGTCAGATAGATGTGGCCATAAGGAAAATCACTGTAGATGTTTTAGGACATGGCATTAAAAATTTGGTGAAACTGGGGGCTGGCGGAGGGATGCTACCTAAAAACTCATCAAAACTTCTCAGTTCAACCTCGTCCTTATTAAGTGACTCCGTAATTGTAGATCCAGATTATAATGTCAAAAAAATGGGTCAGTCGGATATGTTAGACTGCGTAGTAAATATTAACTACATCTCAGCTGGAGACGATGTTTCGAGAAATATTCCCATTAAAACCAAGTGTTACCCTTACTGCGTAACCGATCCTGAAGACGTCGGAAATTTAATCAAGAGGTCAGGCGGGCATCATATAGGGTGGTGATTTATTTGTCGGAAGCCAAGTATAGTAAATTTTGAGTATTGCTAATGACAAAGCAATATAATGAAAATACACCTACAGCTAATACAAGTTGGCGCATACAAGGGCGGCAGACTCCATTGAGAACCCTACTGTCTGACCGTGCCTGCAGAGACAATTGCTAAAGCAATACAAATGATCAAACAGCATCACAGAAGTTAGCTAACATTTAGAACGATGAAGGTTCATCTATAATGGCTGCAATGCATAGCAGCCATTAAAATTTCTGGTTTAATTTTTATCTATTATTTTTTTAGAGCTGCTTGTGAAAATCAATTTGTTTGCAGGTATGTTGTTAGATGATTCGTTTGCCGTGTCGTCACCAAAAGTCCATTTACTTACAGGTGAGTTTTCATGAGAAGCTGTGTCGCCCAAAGGCCACTTAATTACGGGGCTTTTAGTAAAGTCAAAAACTTTAATTGAGGGGTTAAATGTTTTAATTATATCCTCACTTGTTTTAGCTGCGTCCCCGACGATCCTAAAGGAAGCGTTGTTACTAAGATCTTTCTTTAGCATCTCAGATCTATGAATGTCAGCTTGGAGATTCTTTAATGTTTTCTTCTTGTTTTTTATGTCTGCTTCAAGAGAGTTATTCTTCTCAATGTTTTCATTGATGGTTTTTTCTATCTCTTCTGACTTTACAATTACTTTTTGCAATTGTTCTAATTCACTGTGATGCTTTCTATTTAATTTATCAAGCGAGTCACCCTCTGAGTCTATTTTCGCATTTAAATCAGCTAGATTCTTTTGTGCCTGCTCTAGGTTAAGGTTCGCTATCTCTGTTTCACTAATTAACTTTGCTTGGTTTGCCTCTATTTCAAGCTTCATCGTTGTTTCTGCTGTTTCATATGCAAGTTTAGCATTAATTGCTTTTACTTGAGCTTGATATTTATCAGCCTCAAGTTCAGCGGAGTGAACATATTTGGTTCGATGGGCTTTTTTGTGGGATTTATCAATTAAATTGTTTAGGTAAGGGCTAAGGAAAACAACCATAATAGTTGTTAATAATGGCAGGTAATAAGTCAAAGCATGCTCAATGCCAAAAAATGATGAAGATAAATTTTTAATTTTTTGTATTCTATCCTCGATGTCACCTTTTCCAAATGCAAGGGTTATTAATCGTTCCCAGTTCATTAATCCCCACGAAATTAGAAAACTGTAGAAAAAAGGACTGCCAAATCTATTCGCCAAGGCTGTGCTCAGGGGGGCGCCATTTTTCGCAGCTTCATCGAAAACTTTTCCAGCAATTTCATTTGCTTTTTCTGTGAGTTTGGAATCGGCCATTAATTTGTCTCATGTAAATTTTTGTAATAATAAACAAAAAAAACGTCTAAGAATAGTCTTAGTAAGAAAAGAAAATCTCTTGTTAAGTAACGTCAATCGATGAAAAAAATCGATTTTTGAGATAATGAATACTGGTTACATGAACAGTGTATTTGGTTATAGTACGTGATGTACTCGCGAATTGCAGTCGTTAGTACAGAGGTTGGTCCCGTGCATTGCAAATGATGGGGGCGGGGCCAGTTAAAAACAGTGTGTGGAGAAGAAAGCATGAATCAGCTTTTAGTGATTGATGGGGTTTCCGTTCGTCAGGACAACTCCGGCCGTTATTGCCTTAATGATCTTCATCGTGCCGCAGGCGGCGAACGCAGACATGAACCTTCCTTGTGGCGTAACCTTCAACAGACCAATGAACTCGTTCAGCTTCTGAGCGATACAGGAATTCCTGTATCGGTAATTAAGGGCGGAATGAACCAAGGCACGTTCGTATGCAAAGAGCTGGTCTACTCATATGCGATGTGGATCAGCGCCGAATTCAGTTTAAAAGTAATCCGCACGTACGATTCTCTGGCATCAAAGCCCCCCGTAGTTTCAATGCCAGAAGAAGTGCAGGCCAGCATCATCCTGCTTGAATCAGCCTCCCGAATGCTGAACTTTTCAAATTCCTCAAAGCTTGGCGCATATCAGAAGATTCAACAGCATTACGGCATTCCCAACATGATGCCTGCGTATGCTATTGATGCACCCATTGACGCACAAGGCGGGTCAAGCCGTTCCACGCTCTCACTGAGTGCGCTTCTTAAGGCCAACAGTATTCGAATGAATGCGAGCCAGGCCTATCGTCAGCTTGAGAAGCTGGGGATCGTTGAACATAAAAGTAGAGCCAGCCGGTCAGGCACCGATGGTGTGAAGCTATTTTGGTCACTTACGGCTAAAGGCTGCATGTACGGTAAAAACATCACCAGCCCGGCTAATCCGCGTGAAACCCAGCCTCATTTCTTCGAATCAAAATTTGCCGAGCTTCTCCGCCTGCTCGACACCGTGCATTGAGGTGACTGTGAGAGCATTACTTACGCCAGAGGTAGCGCCGCGCACCGGGATTGTGTTGCTGAAGCCAGGACCAGACCTGTTGAAGCTGTTTAAGGGCAGGGTGGTGGTCAGCACACCGACAATGGATATGGCAGACCTGCCATCAGGGCGGCTGAATGATGGGACACAGCCCTTACTTGATGAGCCCTCACTGATTCCCTTCTTCAGTCACGAACGCGTGATAAAGGCTGCTGGTGGACCGAATGCGCTGGCATCCTTCGTCCAGTCCTTCGGGTGCTGCCAGTGGGAGCAGTTGGGAGTGTGGCATCACCATGAATTCACAGTGTCAGAAATCGAAAACGGCCTGGTGTCTCTTTGCTATAGCCACGATAATGAGTTCAGGGAAAACGGCGTACCCGGTAGCCTGGAGAATATCGCCAAAGGTAATACCGCACTCTGGATAATCAGGGCGGCATGCAGCCAGATGGCGCTAAACGGTGACCATCAACTGACCCTGCCGGAACTGTGCTGGTGGGCAACCCTGAATGATGTGATTGACCTGATACCAGAGGCACCGGCCCGGCGCGTTCTGCACATGCCGAAAGAGACTATCCAGAGCGGCGAACTTAAAGAAGCCCGTATTGTTCCGGCGCGACCGGCTCGCGAGGTGATTCAGGATGCTGCTCAGTTGGTCAAAAAGATAATCGACCTGCGCACCGACCCGGAATCACCAGAATCATTCATCAAGCGCCCCAAGCGTAAGCGCTGGGAAAGTGAGAAATACACAAAATGGGTAAAGTCGCAGACGTGCGCATGTTGCGGCGTGCAGGCTGATGACCCTCATCACATCATCGGACACGGACAGGGAGGAATGGCAACGAAGGCACATGATTTATTTGTGATACCGCTATGCAGAGCGCATCACGATGAATTGCACCGGGATATGAAAGCTTTTGAAGCAAAGTATGGCAGCCAGGTTGAGCTGCTATTCAGGTTCCTCGATTTCGCGATTGCAGTCGGCGTTATCGGGACAGACAAAAAATAAAGTGTGTGGAGAGGGTTAAATATGCGTGACATGTCACTATTATTAGAGCGATGGGCTGGATGGGCTCGTTCAGATGCGAATAATCTGGGCTACCCTAAAATCGCTGTTGGTTTTAAAAATTTAACTAATTTAGAAAATCCATATTATGTTACATGTAGTGATGATGATGGGCTTATGATCGATGCTTGTATTTCAAAGCTAAGACAGAAAAGGCCGGTTGAGTTTGATTTGCTTTTTAAATATTATTACATGAATTTTTCAAAAAGAAAGCTTGCCAAACATTACAAATGTGATGAGAAAAATATAAGAATTAAAATCATGCTTGCAGAGGGATTTATAGAAGGATGCCTAAGTATGATGAATTTGAACTTTGATTTTTGAATTAAACAAAAGGCCGCATTGCGGCCTTTTATTACTTTTGCAATTCGCAAAACGTTTTTTCGAATTCAGTATTTATAAATCTCCAAGATAATAATCCAATAGTAGCTTGCTGAATAAAATGGAAAATTAAAGGTTTGTTACTTGATCTATTGTGTATTTTATATATGCAAGCGTAATTTTTTAATACTAAACTTTCAAATGTATGACCTGTTCCTTCTTTAGGAATGAAGTACTCCTTGTCACCTTTGAGTGTAAGGCCGCCCATATAAGAAATTTCATGATCTCTTTTGTTTTTTCGACCAATGACATCGACAGTGACTTGGTCAACAATGCTTTGTAGCTTTTCAGTGTCAGAGAGTGCATCATGCCAGTGATAGTCATCTTCACATGAAAAGAAATGACTTGCAGGCTTAAAGTTTTTCATAAGACATAAAGCGAAAATACTGATTGGATCGTAAATGATGTTTTCAATGGAGTAAGCATAGTCCTTCGCACCTGCCACGATATATTGCAGGTTTTCCCTATTTTTGCCATCCCAGTCGATAAGTCCGCGAACTGACTTATTACCTTTCTCAGTAAGGTACTCAACATGTGAAATAACTTGCTCACAACTGCCAGAACCATTGATTTTATCCACTATGGAGTCTAACAAAGGTTTTTCAATTTCTCTTAGTATGGATTTAATGTGTTTTTCAATTTCACTTCTGCTTATTTTAGGTCCTGAGCTAATAAAAGAAAGCTTAATGTTTTTATTAAGTTTAGTTGAGTTGTTTTTTATGCTTGTATAAATTATTTCATAAGTGGCGCTATCATTTTCATTTTCTACAAAATTCTGTCGTGCGTTTTCGTAGTCAATTGTTATCTGAGATGCACCTTCTAATAATTCTGATATTGCTCTATCCTTATTGACTAATTCTACTTTAAACGTGTTTTCTAATACATCACTTTCAATATTAAATATGTTTGGGCATGGAGCTAAAGCTACAGTTGTAGGTGAGTGGGTCGAAAAAATAAACTTCACATTTAGCCTGTGGGAAAGTGCTTCTAAGCTTTTGTAGAAATCTAAAACCATCTGAGGGTGCAAGTGTGAATCAGGCTCATCAAACAAGATGATTTTTGAATTAATGTTTTTTGAAATAGGGATAGACCAAATGTTTTCAAAGATTCTTAAAGCTAATCCAAAAATTGTTTTTTCACCAGAGGAAAGGTCGTTTAGTTCAATGGGTTCCAGTCCTTTTTTCAATAGGAGTTTTGGTTTGTAGATGACGTTGGCGTTATTATCGTTTGCCTCACTTAATGTAAATTTCCCACGGAATAAATCAGATAGTATTTTGTTGAAGATATCTCTGGGGCTGCTTTCTCCAATAGCATCTTCTAAAGATTTATCGTCTAATGGCGAAACATTTTGGCCGCCTTGGCTGAGAAATTTCAACCATAAATTTTGACGTTTAGACAAAAAATAATTTGTTGTTAGTTGACTAAGTGAGGCTTTACTTGAACCATCTTCTTCTAATATTGAGATTGCCTGTTCGTTATAAATAGAAATCGAGAGCTTTATTTCATCGATAGTTAAAGAAGATATTTCCTTTTTGAAGAGTTGCGTGGCTCTATTGACAATGTCGACAGCATTGAATTTTGGAGGGGGGCTTCTTTGGGTTGTATTATCAATATGTATCCTTAACTCTTCAGGAATTTCACTTAAATCTTTAGCGGATTGGGTAACCTCAAAAATTCCTTTTGCAAGATTGTTGGGAATGTTTTCATCACCAATGATGTTAAATGTAATGCTTTTTTCATCTAATTTTATTATCTGACGTGTGTGAGCAGTCTCGCCATTTTTATCAGTTATCTTTATTTTTCCGTTATCGATTGCTTCAATTAGACGAGTTTTCCCGGTGCCATTTTTTCCAATGAAAATGCACAGGTTACCCTCAAAGATAATTTCTTTTTCAAGTGTAAAACCTTTGTGAGGAGCCAAAGGTATCAATCTTGTCGGCATAAAAATATCCTTTTATGATTTTAAAAAAAAGCTTACGCGGTCCGCATTTTCCATAGTAATGTGATAAAAATAGTGATTATTCTCTATCCTCAAGTAGAATATTCTTAGCGCTTAGTACGATCATTTCTTTTAAGTTAAGAGAACCCTTTCCAAACTACAGTTAATCTATAACTATGCCGATGATAGCTGTGTAAGTCACTATTTTATTATCTTTTATAGAAGTTTACGGCTGTAATATTGTAACCTGTGTTCGTTTTTTTGAACAATAACTAGTCTCCACAAGCTTTCAGTGCTGTGGTGCTGCGCGCCTCTTTTAACAACATATAAAGCCGCCATCATCCCGGTGGCGGGAATCAGAGCATGCCTCCAGAAAAAGACCCGGGCTTTTGGGCCACAGTGCTGCTGTGGCTGTATGCCCACAAAACAGAATGGGGATATGCCGGGATAGCAGGCATGTTTTCACTATTACGCAGTGCCTATGCAAAAAGCCCGTGGAGTAAGCGGGTTCTCGACGCTGTCTCCTGCAGCGCGCTGGCGTTCTTTGCTGGCCCGACGCTGCAGGTGATGGGCGCTTTATTTAACTGGAACATCCCCGACGCTGCTGCGCAGGTATTCGCGGTTTACATCGGGTATATAGGCAATGACTACATCAGCGAAAGGCTTCGCAGGCTGATAGAGAGAAAGGCAGGGGAAACCAATGACGGGCAGCAATAAATCACGCGGAATCCGCAATAATAATCCTGGCAACATCCGCTGGGGCGATGAGTGGCAGGGGCAGGTGCCGCAGACGCAGCGCACTGATAAATCTTTCTGCCAGTTCATTAGTTCGGAGTACGGCATCAGGGCGATGATTATCATTCTGCGTAACTACCAGAGCAAATATGGCCTGAAAACTATTACGGGCATTGTGAAGCGCTGGGCTCCGCCTAACGAGAATGACACGCAGGCTTATATCCGCAGCGTGGCAACGGCTACCGGCACTGATGCTGATAAGCCAATCGACCTGACTGACAGCCGCAAGCTGTTTCCGCTCCTGCAGGCCATCATCAAGCATGAGAACGGCAGTCAGCCCTACGGATTAGATGTATTCATTCGGGCGCTCGACCTCGTCTGATAAAGGAGGCCGCATGGCTGCTATCCAGTTCATCAAAAACTATTCACATCTGCTGGTTATCGCAATTATCTGCGTTTGCCTGTGGATGCTGAATGCCCGCAGCGCGCAACTTGAGGCAACCAATCAGCGCCTGGAGAAGCTGGCGAATAGCAAAGATGAGCAGATTAACGACCTGCGCTCCAAGAACGATGGCCTGGCATCAAGCGTCACTGAGCTGGTAACAGCAGTTAAGCAGCAGAACGTTGTGATGAGTCAGGTAACAGAACAGCGTGCCGTAACAGCCCAGCAGAACCGGAAATTACAGAATGAAATTAAGCGTTACCTTGCGGCGGACAAGTGTGCTGTTGCTCCTGTTCCCCCTGATGCTGCTGACCGGTTGCGCGACGCAGCAAAAGCCGCTGGTGGAGTACCGGACAGTAAAGCAGCCACAGTTAAACCTGCCGGCTGAACTTACCAGTCAGATTGACGTGCCAGCACCATCACAGGATATGACGTTCGGTGACAGCGTAAGCCTCAACGCTGAGTTATATGGCGCTCTGGGGCAGTGCAACATTGATCGCGCCGCCATCCGTAAAATCGAGTCAACCAGATAGGTAAATGCATGAGCGAGGCACAACCGCAGGACGGCAGCACTGTTAAGGGCTATCGAACGTTATCTTATGGCGAAATCGGCAAGATGAATCAGTTCAAAGAGCTGAGCCGCCAGTTCCTTGCTCTGCTGCAACAGCATGGTATGGATATGGGTGCAGACCCAAGCCTGCAGAACTCGACAGAATGCTGGGACGCGCATGAATGGTTGCGCGAAGCACATAAGGATATGCAGCGCGCCTGTATGGCGGCGTGTCGTGCTGTAGCCCGCCCAGACTCAGATTGCTGAGTTCATCACAAGGCGCATTTGTGAGTGTGCCTGATGATGAAATTTAATTCACATGCCTCTATTATTAATTTACGTAAATCAATGAGACATATAGGTATGTGGGCGACATTTTGGGCTGCTGCTTCAGCATTATTTACACTGCTAACAGGAGTGATAGCCTTATGGGCTATGTTTCGGTGGAAAAAGCAAGATGAACTGAAGGCTCGTTTAAATTTCAAAATTGCCATAAGTCACTACGCAACCTGCCTAACATCGTTGCCAGAGTATCTTGGGTCGGGTTATATCAGAAAAACGTACCAGATTAGGTGTGAAGAGCTTTCAACTCATTTTGAGGAATGCATGACATCAAAACTAGTGTTGGAACACCTTCTGGATAGAGAGATGCAGGTCTTAGATGCTTGGGATTTCATCAGACAAAATCATAAGAATTATTTTTCAGGCGATATACCTAAAAGCGATTTAGGCAAAGAATGCATGATCATTCTAAATCACGATTTTGTGTTTAAGTAGAATCCTCTGACAAGAGATAACTGTTAGCCACGCTGTGAAGCGTTGCGACACTGGCAAGAAATGCATGATAATGATTTCTCCATCAAGCGGAGGTGTCATTTGGAATGGTTCGACAAGAATGCTACTGCCCTTATAGCAGCTGGCGCGGCATTGCTTTCTGCATTGTTAGCAGGTGGCTTTGCTCTACTGGGTGCTTGGCTCAATAATAGGCAGAACAATCAAAGCTCAAAATTGAAAATAGAGCATGAGAAAATCAAGGAAAGCAGCAGGGTTTTGCTAGAAAAGGGTGAGGAGGCTTTTGCTTGTGCCACCAAGTGGTCAAACAGTAGCAGCTCTACATTCTCTGTCCAATATAGGTATATGCGCGGGCTTATCAGCTTAAAAGAGAGGGATGCTTTGGTTAAAGCACATGCAGACCCAGATACTTTCTATAGATTGCATATTCTCATACCAATATATTTTCCTGATTTGCATGAAACCCTTAGCTTGTGCGGAAGTTATCTTGAAACTGCTCACAAAATAGCTAATGGATTTGACCCTGATCTCTCAGATACAGAAATTGACTTAAAAAATTTTTCTGATGCGCGGAAAAGTTTCCGCGAAAGTTTGGTGTTAATGAAAACAGGACTTCAGAAAGAACTAGTTAGCAAAGTTAGAAACTAACCGCCCAATTGGCGGTTTTTTTATTTTGTGCTGAAAACTGCATTTACTGAGTTCAGTTTTCAGCATAAACACAACGAATCATCGGCTGGTGGTCTCACCATTGACGGAGGTTAAACACATCCAGACAGGAGGAAATTCCAAATGGGTCAGAAAGTGAAACCAACAAGTCTGAAAGTTGCTGTCCGCCTGAAGGATTCTCCATCAGAGTCATTCACAGCAACTTGTGAACCTGCGTTGATTGAAGGATGGCTGTTTATCGAAACGGATAAAACTTCTGTACGCATCCCTGAAAGCCAGATCATTCGATACTCAGTGGCAGAGATAACGGGTTCACCATTGCTCGACAGTGACCCTGATAACGGCCAGTACAGCGGCATGCATCCATCACTGGCAAGCGCTATGGCGTCGAAGCTGACTAAGGTAGCGACAGAGACCGGTCAGACAGAGCAGCTCTACAAACACCTGTCAGTGCTGCTGCCGATCATGAATACAGCCAAAAGCAATGGCTGAGCCACGCATTTATAACAGCCGCTGGGATAAAGCCAGGCTGTCATTCCTGAAGTCACATCCCCTCTGCGTTATGTGCCACCGGCAGGGCAGAGCTGTGGCAGCGGTTGTTGTCGACCATATCAAGCCCCACAAGTTGAAGGAAGCGATTAACGGCGGCAAACAGGATGAGATAGCTAAGGCTCAGAAGATCTTCTGGGACAAGGCCAACTGGCAGCCCCTCTGCAAGCAGCATCATGACTCGACCAAGCAGCGCGAAGAAAAGCGCGGTTACGTCATTGGGTGCGATGAGAACGGCCTACCCCTCGACCCGTCATCCCATTGGCGCAAATGAGAATAAATCTCATTTTTCATAGGTTCGGCGGGGGCAACGGCCAGAT